GATTTATCTAGCACACACCGACAATTTACCTATTGACCTTACAAAACGGGTGATGTAGGCTAAAAAAATCGGTCCCACACTTAACAAACAAAGGAAACCGACATGATATATGAAGCAGCACTTCTTGTCTGCCTGTCGGTTTCGCCCGACACGTGCCACGAACTACGCGATACACGAGGTCCGTACCCGACGTATGAGGCTTGTACGGCCCGTATCGAAGAAATGGTCGAAACGGTAACTAAGTTTCACCTGTTCGAGTTGGATATCAAGTGGAAATGCAGGTCGGTTTCGGAAAAAAGTGATGAACCTACTTCCCCAGACGCACAAAAAGAAGGAACTGACCCCGCAACAGGAAAAGTTCCTAGAGTTGCTATTTGAAAATGGCGGACAAGTTACAGCGGCAGCAATAGACGCTGGTTATTCTCGTGGATCAGCAGCTTGGCTCAAGTCTACCCTAGCTGATGAGATCATAGAACGCACCAAGTCGGTTTTGGCTACCAACGCATTCAAGGCAGCTAATCGCCTCATCCAAACAATAGACAATCCTACACCTGAACGGGGCGATGACTTGCGCTTAAAGGCTGCAGAATCGCTCTTAAACCGCGTCGGTGTAGCTAAACAAGAACAAATTAACCACAACGTAACCGCCGTTCACGGCGTTGTCTTGTTACCACCAAAGAAAGAGGTAATTATCGATGCGTAGCGATCGTGAAATTCTCAAAATAGGTAACGCTAACGTAAAAGACTTAACGAACAAAGAATATGATCGCTTTGTAGAGTTACAAAAGCTACCAATGGATAAACGCTACCCTAAAGCACACGGCGGAAAGCTGTGTCGTGGACGAAAGGCTAACTACGATGTCTGATTACACATCTCGCAGCAAAGAATACCAAGCCCAAGAAGAAGCAAACCGTAAGCGGCAAGCTGCCGAAGCAAAAGCCGGTGCAGCGATTTCAAAACAAAAAGACGCAGAGTACCGTGCAGCCGAAGTAGCTAAACGCAAAGAACTAGACGAAGCGCAAAAGCAAGTACAGCAGCGTATGAAATCTTACGGCGGTGGCAGATACCAACAGCCACGTCGAGCATACGGCTTAGACCCTATTAGGCGGCTACTAAGAATTTAATGTCCGAAACCGACGCACCAAAGCGTAAAGCTGGTCGCCCAAAGAAAGACCCCAACGCACCAAAAGCGACGTATCAGCTATCTACTGCTGAACGTGCTCGTCGTGCTGCACAGAAACGATTACGGACTGCAAAAAAGAAAGCAGCGCAGTCAACGAAGAAGGCCGAAGATCAGAGAAGTTACGCCCGTGAACTGGAAAAGACAATTGGAAAGGTCGAAAAGGCAATTAGCGGAAAAGGAAGCGCAGTTGTCGATATGGGAGACCTCTCCATTCTACCCAACGCCGTTTCCGACCTTGTGGGCGATGCGGAAATTGTTTTCAAGCCGAACGAAGGCCCTCAAGAGGAGTTTCTTTCGGCAAGTGAACAAGACGTTCTCTACGGTGGGGCTGCTGGTGGCGGTAAGTCATTTGCTTTACTTGCTGATCCCTTACGCTATTGCCACAACCCTAATCACCGGGGTCTTCTTCTCCGGCGTACCCTCGACGAACTAACAGAACTTATCGACAAGTCACGACAGCTATACACTAAAGCTTTTCCCGGTGCACGGTTCCGTGAATCAAAATCGACGTGGCACTTTCCTTCAGGGGCCACAATCTGGTTTACATACCTAGACAGAGACAAAGACGTTACCCGCTTTCAAGGGCAAGCGTTTAACTGGATAGGCATCGACGAAATTACTCAATACCCAACCCCTTATGTCTGGGACTACCTTCGTTCACGTTTGCGTAGTACCGATCCCGAATTACAGAAATCTTTGAATATGCGTTGTACAGCCAACCCCGGCGGTGTCGGTGGCTGGTGGGTCAAAAAAATGTATATTGATTCCCAAAAGGAAAACGAAGCATTTGCCGCGTATGACATAGATACTATGAAGCCGTTCTTGTGGCCTAAGGGTCACGAAAAGGCAGGTCAGCCGTTGTTCTTCCGAAAGTTTGTTCCGGCACGGTTGACAGATAATCCCCACCTCATGGCTGACGGACAATACGAGGCCATGTTGCGTTCGCTCCCAGAGGTCGAACGGAAGCGACTTCTCGAAGGGGATTGGGATGTGGCAGAGGGAGCAGCCTTCCCAGAATTTTCACGAGCGAAACATGTGGTTGAACCATTTGAACTTCCCACCAACTGGCCCCGAATACGTGCCGCCGACTATGGCTACGCGGCTCCGTCGTGCGTTCTTTGGGGGGCTATTGACTGGGATAACAATATCTGGATTTATCGTGAGTTGTATGAAAAGCACTTGACAGCAGAAGACTTAGCTGCTAAAATACTAGAAGCAGAAGAACTCGATCCCCTACCTCACTATACTGTCTTGGATTCTTCGTGTTGGAACAAGACAGGTTTTGGTCCCTCTATTGCAGAAACAATGATGCGTTGTGGTGTACGCTGGACCCCTTCAGACCGCAATCGCATTCAAGGAAAGATGGAGGTTCATCGTCGTCTTGCCGATGATCCTTACTCACAAGAACCACGTCTTCGCATATTCTCTACTTGCCAGCACAGCATCAAGCAGCTTGCAGGTATCCCGCTTTCAAAAACCAACAGCGAAGACGTGGACACTAAAGCGGAAGACCACGCCTACGATGCACTACGCTACATGATGATGACCCGCATGAGTGGCTACGCATCGATACACTCCCAACTAGGTGCAATCAAAAACCACGTCTACAAAGTACAAGACGAAGTATTCGGATACTAATCGATGGCTGAACTAACCAGACAAGAACAGCAAACTGTAGACGCATTTAAGAATGTGCAGCAGAAGCTTTTTCCCGATGGTAAAATACCGTCGATGAACGAAGTACGATCTCGTATCGAAGCGGGTACGCACACTGTTGCTGATTCATTTATTGCAGATATGTACAACAAAGGTGTGCCGCCGGACTCTCTTCTTGCAGAGTTACCGGAAACACAGGAATTTTACAAAGAGTTTGAGAAAACATTTAGTCGAGAAGTAACTGGTCCCGCACCTAATACAAAAGGTATTAGTAGCAAGTTAAACAGCGTAACAAAAAAGGTAGACTTAGGTTCTTCTTTTGAAGAGTTTAGATCATCTAGTTTAAGAGATGAAAGCGGTATAACCGAAAGCTATCGCAGAACTAATATTGATCCACTCTATCAGTCTACTCAAAACGTACTAAATAAGAAATTATCGCGCACAGGAGCCGCTAAAGGCACCCGTAAGCTTGCAAAGGGTGCTATACCTGCTGAAGTCCTTCAGTCGGTTTTGGACGGCATAGGCGATATTCCTGATCCAGCGACAAGGGATGCTGTTATGGCGTCCCTTCTTGGCTATAGGGGCGAAGACCTAGAGGGTATGCGTACAAGTCGTGCTCTTGCAACGCGAGTTAGTCCTCCTAGACCTTTTTACGATAGGGAAGCTGGCGTTGTTCGTGATCCACAAGTAGCATCAGGAAGAGGGCGAAAGCCAGCCGGTGCCGATAAGCCGCCGGGACCGGTTCTTCGAGAAATTCTAAATCGTCGCTTTGATGCGGCTGGTCCGACAGGTGAACTTTTTCCGGGAATGACTACAGGAAAGATTGCTGCAGCCCTAAAAAAACACGTTTTTACAAAAATTCCACAAGATGTACTTGATAGGCTTTTGACACCGCCTTCTGGCTACACAGACCTTCGCCGTATTACAGCATCTGCTATCGCTAATCAGCTTGGTCGTCCTGATCTTGCAAGTGAAATCATCAGCCACAAAGGTACTGGTGAAACTTTACTTGACAAAATTATGACAGGATACTATACTGATGTAGAAGATATCAGTGGCTTACAGCAACGTGGTGAAATCCTAGCTGCTTACGAAAAGATGATGGCAGATGCTGTCGGTGCCACAGATGCAAAAGGACTGGGTGAGGCACTTCGCTTAAACCTGTCTCCAGAGTTCAACGCAGACTATCCAGAAATAGAAACCCTTGCCCGTCCGTCTGGCGCACCTGTCGAAACCAGAGTAGCGACACCGGAAGAGATTGCACAAGGGGAACAACTTCGGGCAGCAAAGACTACGGAAGCTATTGCTACAGCAGAAGCCTCTGCACAACAAAAATTTAGGAAAGCTGAAGCTGACCTTATAGAACGTGCAAAATCTGCCCCAGAGATTGCCGCTGCTGAACAGGCTCTTGCAGAAGCTAGATCAGGCGCAGCAAAAGCGAAGCAAATTGCATCAGGAGAAGACCTTCTTGCAAAGGCTCTCAAGATGGCAAAACCTTTCAAGGTATTGGCTGGCCCTGTTGGTATCGGTCTAGCTGCTATTGCTGCAGAACAAACTCGTAGCGCAGTCACACAGCAAGCAGAAGCACTAGGTTTACCTAGTTCTGTAGCCAGTCCGCTGGGATATGCGGCGGGTGCTACAGAGTTTATTCCTGTTGCTCCTAGCGACGTAATTGCAGCGGGGCAGTCTATGGCTACTCCTGTAGCAGACCCCGGTTCAGCCCGTCCTATCGAACGGATGATGGCAGATCAACCAGAACTCTTTCGGCGCAGCGAACCTGCTGCTCCTAGCGCAGACCGCGTAGTTCCTGCTGCACAACCCCAGATGACACAACCGGTACGTGTACCAGATGCCGTACAAAACGTACCCACTTCTTTTCTTTCTAATCCAGAAAGATTACGCCAAGCGAGACAAGCCTCTCGTGAAGGCACCGAAGCCACCGGCTTCATTTCCTACGTACCATAAAACGGGAGACTAACCATGAACATGAATATGGGTCCGGCATACATTATGAACAGCGACAAAACCGGCGTTGATGACATGATGGGATGCGACAAACTGTATCGGGAAGGTCTTGAGTTCGACACCAAAGCAAAGCAAGGTGTATTGACTGAAGACATGCCGAAGAAAATGACTAAGAAAGCAGTTGATCCTTCAGTTATGAAAATGGCTGAACAACGCGACTATTAAGGACAGCTAATGTCTGAAAACTTCCTACAACCACCAGACGATAATCAGGTAATGGTCGTTGATCCCGAAGGGGATATGCCGGGTCTTGCTGGCTACATACGATCAAAGTTTGAAGATTCCGAAAATGGCCGGTATGCTTACGAGCAACGCTGGCTAAAGGCGTTTAAGAACTTTCGTGGTATTTACGATTCTACCACGCAATACCGCGAAACAGAGCGTTCAAAGGTATTCATTAAGATTACCAAAACAAAGGTTTTGGCTGCTTACGGCCAAATCATCGACATCTTGTTTGCTAACAAGAAGTTTCCGCTGGTTATCGAACCTACTCCGGTGCCGGAAGGTATTGCTGAATTTGCACACCTAAAAACCCCCTTAGACGATATTATCGATCCGTATGGGTACGAGGGTGATGGGCGTGAATTACCACCCGGAGCAACACAAGCAACACCGGCAGGAGATTTTTTAGGTGGCTTGAAGGGAAGATATGCGGGTGCTCCTATTGCAGAAGGCCCGTCGCTTGCAGGTGAACCACAAATTTCACCAGCACAAAAAGCCGCATTGAACATGGAGAAGCAAATCCACGATCAGCTTCTTGATACCAGTGCGGTAAACGTATTTCGTAGTGCTATCTTTGAGTCGGCTCTTCTTGGTACAGGCATCGTAAAAGGACCATTTAACTTTTACAAGCGTGTACATAAATGGGAAAGAGATGATCAAGGTGACCGCGTATATAACCCTTATGAAAAGGTTGTTCCACGCCTAGAGCACGTGTCGGTTTGGGATTTTCATCCAGACCCGTCCGCAACGAGCATTGAGGATGCGGAATACGTAATTCAAAGACATCGGATGAACCGTCAGCAGCTTCGTGCCCTGATCAACCATCCGTATTTTTACAAAGACGCTATCGAAGACGCCATTGCAAAAGGCTCTAACTACGTCGATAAGTATTACGAAGATACTATTCGCGAAGATGAGACTGAAGCATATTATCAAGAGAACCGCTTCGAGGTGCTTGAATATTGGGGTGTCCTCGACGCAAAGATGGCTAACGAAGCTGGCATGGATGTTCCTAACAGCATGGGACCGATGGATCAGGTTCAAGTTAACGTCTGGGTTTGTGGCGATCAGATTCTTCGTTGTGTCTTAAATCCATTTACACCTGCTCGTATTCCTTTCAACGTATTTCCATATGAAATCAACCCATACCAAATGTGGGGCGTTGGTGTAGCAGAAAACATGGAAGATGCACAGTTGCTGATGAACGGGCACGTTCGTATGGCAATTGATAACCTTGCCCTAGCTGGCAACTTGGTCCTTGATGTTGACGAAGCAAGCTTAGTTCCCGGCCAGAACATGGACATCTTCCCCGGCAAGATTTTCCGCCGTCAATCAGGTGTCACGGGTACTGCAGTCAACGGCATCAAGTTTCCCAACACTGCACCTGAAAACATTCAAATGTACCAGATCAGCCGTCAGCTTGCTGATGAAGAAACTGGTCTTCCGTCTATTATGCACGGGCAGACAGGCGTTAGTGGTACAGGACGCACAGCATCGGGGCTTTCTATGCTTCTTGGTGGTGCAAGCCTGTCTCTCAAGACTGTTATCAAGAATATCGATGATTCACTTCTCAAGCCGTTGGGTGAAGCATACTTTCAGTGGAACATGCAGTTCAACGAAGATGCTCCCGATATTGAAGGTGACCTAGAAATCAAACCTCGCGGCGTCGCTGCAGTTATGCAGAAAGAAGTTCGCAGCCAAAGACTGACCACTTTGCTACAGACGGTATCTAACCCTATGTTGGCACCGTTCATTAAAATACCTAACCTCATGCGCGAACTTGCTATTGCACAGGACATCGATCCTGATAGTTTGGTCAACGACGTAAACGAGGCCCAGATTTTTGCAGAGATGTTGAAAGGATTGGCAGCAAATGCTCAACAAGCAGCAGGCCCAGAAGGTCAGCCGACTGGTGACCAACAAGGAAGCATGGGACAGTCTGGAGGAGTACCTGCAGGAGCAAATCCAGATGACGCTTCGGGCGTTGGTGGGGGCCAGATCGGAACTGGAAGTGTTCCGGCTGCAGGGGAAAGTAACTTCACTGGAAACGCTTAGAGGCTTAAAAGACGATTACGAAGCCGCACTAAGGGCAAAGGATATCTAAATGGCAACTTACCAGTCTGTAAATTACCCCACACTAGGTATGCAGCTTACCGCACCAACTATGTATGGTACGCAAGCAACTAGCACGACTGGTCCAACACCATCAGGATATCCTGACTATCCTATCGGTACAGGGAGAGCGTCGGGAACGGGGGCTGTAGGAACAACAATTAGTCGCGGTGATGACAATAAATACACGGGTAGCACTACCGTAACACAAATAGACAAGATCACGTCTATGCCAGCAAATCCAAATCAGCAATACCCTGATACTATTGCTGGCTGGATCGAATCAGTGTTAGATTACGCCCTAGACCCAGACGTTGAATTTAATCCTGTAACGGGTACGTACAGAGCAAGAGGTCCCGGTGGCGCAATAGGTTCTTTTGCAGCACTGACAGGTCTTGGCGGCTTAGCTGGCGTCTTTGGTGAAATGAATGTTGCTAACCTTACTGACATTGCAGCTAAAGCATACGAAGGCGCAGAAGGTTACGCGGTGGGTATGTTAGACGGCCAAGTAATTGGTGTCGGACCGGGGTTATTTGGTGGGGCTGCTCTGTCTGGTAATTTGCCGCCAGATTTAACGCCGCAACAACGTGATCAAATTATAGATCAGCTTCTTAGTCTTGAAAATCGTTCGGGTGCATATACACCCGGAACGGACCCTAGCCGCACTACTGGCGGTGCATTTAGCTTTAATACGGCACAAACATCACCAATTCCAGCCATGAGTTACTCTGCTGCAGGATATGGTACAGGAACATTTTCTTCTGGTACTTATGAAAGTGGGGCAGGATACGCTGCGTTTAGTGGGTCTGCCGCATCTTCCCCTACCGCTGTTGATCTTAGTTATTCAAGAGGTTATTACGACGAGGATATGAATACGCCGTCGGATAACAACGACGGAAACAATGGCGGTGGTAGCTTCGGCAGCGGTGGCGATTCAGGACAAGACCCCGGCGCAGCAGCATTAGGTGATGACGCTGCAATGGGCGGACGCATCGGTATGTCTTGGGGCGGTTCTACTGACGACGCCTCTGATGACGATATGGGCGATGTTGCAACAATGGAATCGTCCTATAGTCCTGACCCTGACGCATTTTCGGACGAAGATGCCGGTGGCTACGATTCTCCGGGTTCAGACGGCTTTAGTAGCGGCCCTAGTTCATCGTTTGGCCCTACAATGGGTCGTATCCAAAGCAACCTAGTGTCAGCCATCCAAAACCGTCCTATGTCGCCGGAAGAGCGTTACGCGTCAAATGCTATGCTTGCTAAAAGCGGTATGACAATTAAAGACATACAAAATTCTCTTTCGCTTACCGATTGGGAAAGTGCTTGGAAAGAAGCTGCCAAGATTGACACATTAAAGCCCTTTAATGAGCCAGAAGCAAAAGGCTTCACTAGCATTGGCGATGCTATTTCTCAAGGGCTAGGTGCCCTCACACAAGGTGCTTTGATGGGCTTGGGCTTCCGTGAAGGCGGTGAAGTTACACAAGGGTTCGTAAACAAAGACCCAAATACTGTATCTGACGCTGCATCCATTGCTGATAATCGCCACACATCAGTCAAGGCAGGCTCATTCGTAGTCAATCAGCCTACTAACGAAAAGCACAAAGAAAAGCTAGACAAGATTGTTGCTGACGCATCTAAAGTTGCAAAGATGAAAAAGGGCGGCAAAGCGGAAATGGTTGACGTAGCCCTGTCTGACGGTGAGCGTCTGATCGAACCAGAAGTTGTAGCACAAATCGAAAAGAAGTACGGTAAAAACTTTTTGGATAATTTGAACGACGAAGGCAAACCAGAAGTTAAACGTCGTCAAGCAAAGTACGGCGAAAAGGTTGGCGCGGCAGACGGTGGCTTTTTAGCAGAGCAAGGTATGGAATTAGGCGATGTAGGCGAAAATATCCCTTACGAAGAGTACCTTCCTGTATCCGATGAGTTGGTTTCGCAGCTTTCCAAATTCTCTAAACGTAAGCCACAACGCGGTCAGATAAAAGAGTTTATCAAGAGCCTATCACCAGAAGACAAGCTAACGGTTCTTTACTTGACAGAAACGCAGTCTACAACTGATCCTATCGAAAGCATGGAAGCAATCGGTGAAGTAGTCAAGAACCGAATGGAATCTGACTACTACGATTTCAAAGACCTAAAGACTCTAGACGACGTTCTTTTGAAGCAGACTAGAAAAGGCGCATTTCATTTCTCTGGCTTAGAGCCTTCTACCCTACATGCCCGTGCTAAAGAAGTAGCGAAAGGCGTAGCTGATCAGGGATTGAGAAAAGCTGCTGCTGCTGCACAAAACACCCTCGACCCAGAAACAGAAGGCACCCGTCGTCTTCCTGCAGGTACAGTATTTTACACACGCAAAGATGCTCCTAGTCAGTGGATGCGTGAATCAAAAGATTTAGAATATTCTACGGAACTAGGTGGACACGAGTTCTACCGCACCTTTCAAAGAAAAGAGTTTCCGTAAAGAATCGTCGGCTACCCGCAAAGCGGCCCCGACACAACCGAAGCGGCTACCCACAGCCATGTGGCCCCGCAAGATGAGGTAAAACAATGGCACAAAAAAAAGTACGCGGACACCGCGCAAACAAACCCAATGATTCCTTTGGAACAATCAACGATGAAGGTCTTTATCGTGGCAAATACCGGAACGAGGTATACGAAGACGATGATGACAATGTTGAAGTAGAAGCGCAAGCTGAAGAACAAACTGAAGAGAAAGAAGAAGCAACATCTTTTGTAGAGGCATCCGAAGAAAAGGACCACGACTACAAGAAACGCTATGACGATCTTAAGCGTCACTACGACGAAAAAATCAGAAGCTTCAAAGAGCGTGAACAAGAAATGGAAAAGGCAGTACGGTCTGCAGCCGCAAGCCCCAACATTTCACTTCCAAAAACCCCAGAAGAACTAGAAAAGTTCAAGCAAGAATATCCTGATGTATTCGATGTGGTAGAAACTATCGCCACTTTGAAAGCCCAAGAAAGGGCATCAGGCTTAGAGCAAGAATTAGAAGTTATTCGCGAACGGGAAAAGGAACTCAAGGTTCAAGGCGCATATCGCGAACTGATGAACAACCATCCAGATTTTAACGAAATCAAATCGGATGAGAAGTTCTTAGCTTGGCTAGACGAACAACCAGAGACAATCTCTGACGGTATCTACAAAAACAATACCGATGCTCGTTGGGCCTCTCGTGTACTTGATCTGTATAAAGCAGATATGGGTATCACAAAGAAGCGGAACAAATCTAACGAAGCGGCTGCTGCCGTTGTAAAATCACCAAAAGCAAAAGACATTTCGTCAGAAGCAACGGGTGATAAGAAGATTTGGAAAGCTTCACAAATCGCCAAGATGAAACCGTGGGAGTTTGAAAAGCACGAAGCTGAACTCGACGCCGCACGGTCTGAAGGGCGAATCGACTTTCAATCTTAAACCTCAAATGAAGGAAGGAAAAGCAAATGGCTTTTAATTCGGCTGCAGGTTACAACAACTTGCCTTCTGGCAACTTTACGCCAGAAATCTTTAGCCAAAAAGTTCTCAAGTTTTTCCGTCGCGCTTCGGTTGCTGAAGACATCACAAATACCGACTACGCTGGCGAAATTGAGAACTACGGCGATACGGTTCGTATCATCAAAGAACCAACAATCACTGTATCTGCATACTCACGCGGTTCAGTGGTTTCTCCACAAGACCTTGCCGACGACCAGACTACTATGGTTGTCGACCAAGCAAACGCATTTGCATTCAAAATTGACGACATCGAAGAGCGTCAGTCTCATGTAAACTTTGAGGCTCTGGCTACTTCTTCAGGTGCCTACTCTTTGAAGCGCAAGTACGACTTCAACGTCCTTCAGGCAATTGCCGATGGTGCTGGTATTGCCGGTGCCGATGATGCATCATTGTCTGGCGGTTTGACTTCAACCAACACTGCTCTTGGTACGGCTGCTACTCCAATTGCCATCCACACTTCACAGGATAACGCTGTTAACCTGATGCTGGAAATGGCAAAAGAATTGGACGAACAGTCTGTTCCAGAAGAAAACCGTTGGTTCGTAGCTCCTCCTGCTTTCTATGCCAAGCTGTTCGCAGCCGGTGCAAAGTTTGCAGAAGTACAGGTAACTGGCGATGCAACTTCGCCTCTGCGTAACGGTCTCGTAATGCAGGGCAACATTGCTGGCTTCCGTTGCTACAAGTCAACTGCCTTGACTACTGGCGGAACCGACGCAGTTAGCATCTCTGGTGTTACTTCTGCTGCAGGTGAAGCTATTGTTTTGGCTGGTCACATGTCAGCCGTTGCAACTGCTTCGCACATTGCAAAAACCGAAGTTGTTCGGTCAACTGAAACCTTCTCCGACATCGTTCGTGGCTTGCACGTATTTGGCCGTAAGGTCCTGCGTCCAGAAGCCCTCGTTCGTGGCGTCGTAGACACCGTAGCGTAAGGGAGATTAGATAATGGCTACTTACACTATTACTAATGGTGCCGTTGGCGTCCCTGCTGGTGAAAAAGCACACCTCGCTCAAGTTGTTCTGGATTTCTCCTCAACGGCTTTGGTTGCAGGTACTGACGTAGTTCAGGCTCTTGAAGTTCCAGCTAACACGCTTGTTGTTTGTGCAGGTATCGAAGTCATCACCGCTGGTGGTGCATCATCTGTACTCGACTTGGGTGACACAACCGTTGACCGTTTCGTTACTGACGTAGACGGCAACACTGCTGGTGCAATTGAGATTGGTACGGCTTCTTGGCTGTACACCTCTGCAGACACCATCGACCTGTCTGCCGACACTGCAAACTTTGCTGGCAAGGTTCGCGTGTTCGCAGTTATGGTACCGATGGGTACTGCTCCAACTGCAGCGGCATTCGCCTAACTAATAGTCGGGGGGCAGGGCAACTTGCCCCCTTGACATCTTTTTTATTTTATGATATAAGCAGTCAACTCTGCCGGGGGTAAACCCACTATGCCACGTAAAAAAGAAACACCGATACGCAAAACAACGACAGGTAAGGGTGCAAACTATCGCCCTACCAAGTCTGGTGCAGGAATGACTGCAAAAGGTGTAGCTGAATACAGAAAAAAGAATCCCGGTAGTAAATTAAAGACTGCTGTTACTGGTAAAGTAAAACCCGGAAGTAAAGATGCCAAGCGTCGCAAGTCTTTTTGTGCACGGTCTGCCGGTCAAATGAAGAAGTTTCCTGCAGCAGCAAAGAACCCAAATAGTCGTCTGCGTCAAGCACGGAAGAGGTGGAAATGTTAACAGCCCTAATTGGACCTGTTGCTGAACTCGCCGGAACTTGGTTAAAGGGTTCTGTCGAAACAACTAAAGCAAAGACAGAAGCAAAAGTTGCCCAAGCTAAAGCTGAAGCAACTATCATGGAAAAGAAGGCCACCGGAGAAATCGATTGGGATTTGAAGATGGCAGATGCAACAGCCTCATCATGGAAAGATGAATGGCTGACTATTCTTTTTAGTATCCCGCTTATCCTAGTGTTCTGTGGTGATTGGGGAAGAGGAATCGTAGCGGATGGATTCACAGCCCTCGAAACAATGCCCGAATGGTATCAATACACTCTTGGCGTCATCGTTGCTGCATCCTTTGGCGTTAGAAGTGCTAGTAAATTTTTTGGCAAGAAGTAAGGAGAAAACTTATGCTAAATCCTATGAAGAAAAAAAACACAGTAACTAAACCTGTCAAAGCGGCTGGTCGGAAACCTAGACCTTCTGTAACAGCAAAAGGTTCTAATCGTCCCGGCAATAAAAAAGCAGCGAATACTATGAGACTTGCAGGTGGGCCACTGACGGAGCGTCCGGCACCGACCCGTCGTCCAGCACGTCCAGCAGGTCCGACACGCCCAGCAATTGCAACACGTCCAAAGGGTCGTAGGTAATTTATGGCAAAACAAATCATCGGCGCAAGCCTGACAGCATACAAGAAACGTATTCGTCGTCCCGGCAGACACAAAAAGAACTTAAACAAACGGGATAAAGTTAAGGTACATTTCGGATGAGTGCAGAAAAAGTCCTAGAGTGGAAGTTACTTCCCCGTTTTATGATGCTTGTTATGACGCTCATGTCATGGCGTGTCGTCGAATGGTTTATGACCTTGCCCGAACCCAGTGCAGCACAGGCTGGTTTAGTATCTGTCGTAACTGGGGCCATGACCGGAGCGTTCGCCGTGTGGATGAATCACGAGGGCAAGCATCCCGGAACATCCAATCACCGCATAACAGAGACACGGTCTAGTAAATGAAATACAACGTATCACATTTCTTGACTAAGCTGATCGAACACGAAGGTATGGTCTTGACTGTCTACGAAGACAGTTTGGGTATCGAAACTATCGGTATCGGACGTAACCTAAAAGATCGTGGCATCAGCAAGGAAGAACTAGAATACATGGATATCCCGAACATGGGTATCATCTATGATCACGGTATTACAGAAGCCGATGCCCGTTATCTTGCAATGAATGATATCAAGATTGTAGAAAACGAGTTGGTTGCGGTACATCCGTGCGTGGAAAACTTGGATTCAGTTCGCCAGTTGGTTTTGATGGACATGGCATTTAATATGGGTGTCCCTCGCCTGTGCAAGTTTAAGAACATGTGGAATGCAATTCACGAACAGAATTTTGAGGCCGCATCTTGGGAGATGCTCGATTCCAAGTGGGCACGTCAGGTAGGCCGACGGGCTACAATCCTGTCTGATGCAATGAAGAACGGAGAGTTTTGATGTTAGATGCTATTAACAGAATAATAGGAAAAAGACAAGAAACTTTTGGTACGAAGAAGAAATCAGAACCAAAACAAAACACGTCTGGTTTGCCAAAGCCTTATCCTTCTGATGCACCTAGAGATATGCACGAAAGTTATTTTATAAATAATAAAGACGCAATAAAAGAGTTGTATGCTGAACAAGGCATAGAACTACCTGATTATTTTAGTAGCGCGGAAGCTTATGCGGATTATCGTAAATCACAAAAAGCATACGGCGGACGTACCCAACAACCTCGTGGCGCACATCGTAGCGCGGAGATGAGCAGATGAGTAAAGGAAGACCAGCACACGAAAGCGCGGAAAAGTCGCACATAGCTAAATCAATTGAACATGATATGCGGTATCGTGAACAGCCTGACTATGATGACAGTGGTATTTATCTGTATCAAGACATGCCCCGCACTCAAAAAGCAAAAGACGCCTTGAAGAAAGGCAGAGTAGTTTATGGAACCTAGCCATGCCCCTAACACCTAAAGGTAAAAAAATCAAGGCAGCAATGACCAAAACCTACGGGGGCAAACGTGGAGAACAAGTCTTCTACGCATCAGCGAATGCTGGCAAAATCAGCGGCGTTGAAAAGAAAGCGAAAGGCGGGTCAGTTGGAAAAACTAGCAAACCGTCGAAGCCTAAAACGAAGAGCAAAAGTCGAGTTAATGAAGCTGGCAACTATACTAAGCCTGAATTAAGAAAACGACTGTTTAACCAGATTAAGGCTGGCGGCAAGGGTGGAAAACCCGGTCAGTGGTCAGCAAGAAAAGCCCAGATGTTAGCTGCCGCATACAAGAAAGCTGGCGGCGGGTATCGTGATTGAGTTTCTTCTGGTCGTCTATTTAGGAGCAACCGTAGTTGACCAAACACAGAGATTTGCAGACGTAGACCACTGCTTATACTTTGCAAACAGATTGTCTAACCAACCATCTGTCCCAACCACCGACGAAAGAAAGGTACGAATGGTAGCGATATGCAAACCCGTACCAAAATGAGGCACCAACCATGCTTGCTGAACTTGCCGCTGCTAACGCAGCCTTTCAGGTTATCAAAACTGCGATTCAAAACGGCAAGGAAATCTCCTCTATGGGTCAACAGATTGCTGCATTCGTCAGTTCTAAAGAGGACCTTCAAAAAAAGGTACAGAAGAAAAAAGCCAGTGCGTTCCATCAGGGGAACGATTTTGAAGAGTTCATGGCGTTAGAGGCCATCAAGGAAAAAGAAGAAGAACTCAAGCAATTTATGATTTACTGTGGGCGTCCCGGTCTGTGGACGGATTGGGTAAAGTTTCAGGCAGAGGCACGGGTTGCACGGCAACAGGCCAAACTAGCTGAAGAACAGAGAATGGAACAAATTATAGAATACGTTGTAATTGGTCTGGCTGTCATCCTTTGCGCTGCCGTATTCTTAACTGTACTTTACTTGGCTACAAATTCTAATTGACAAAAGGTCGGTTTTTCTCTATAATATAGCCAGAGGAGAATCCTATGCGAAAGCTTGCAATAGACGCCCTGCGTCACACTTATGAGGCCCAAAAGACCAATGCTGAATACATGTACAACAATAATAAAGAAGACCTTGACAAGCTTAACCTCGCGCTTGCAAGCTGGGTTGACGCTAATCAAAAGCTTGCTGCAATGGAAGAACTTGAAGACGACTTCGATTTTTACTTTGACAAGTAAGTACCTTGCGTGGGGTTTGCTATATGCTGGCAAGCCCTTTACTTGCATCGGGAATTGGTTCTGGAAGCTGCACCGCAAAGTCTTAGACTGGAATAAGTAATGGCCTTAAAGTCACCACAAAAAAGCTTGAAGGCTTGGACCAAGCAAAAGTGGAGAACCAAAAGTGGTAAGCCCTCTACTCAAGGACCAAAAGCAACAGGCGAAAGATACCTTCCAGAAAAGGCAATCAAAGCGTTATCGTCGAAGGAGTACGCGGCTACAACCCGTGCTAAAAGAAAAGGAACTGCTGCTGGTAAGCAATTCGTCGGACAACCTAAAAAGATACGTGCTAAAACGAAAGCATATAGAAAAGTAAAATAGATGTCCATCACCTCATATCCAAGTAAGGTAATATTTGGTACTACTGGTAATGATGTTGCATTTGCTGACCATACAGTTGATGCGTTTGGTAGACTGCGTATAAGTCAACCCTATACTCTGTTTGATAGCCAAAACCGTTTTCAAGCTGACCCACAGTTTGATACCAGTTCAACAGGCAGTGGAGCATTTGCCCATTTACCTAACGAAAGTAGTAACTCTATGACGGTAGGTACTGCTATTGGTGAAGTTATACGGCAAACAAAACGTGTATTTCCATACCAGCCGGGAAAATCACTGCTTACCCTTGCTACCTTTACAATGGCTGAATCACAGGCTAATTTACGCCAACGTGTAGGTTACTTTGGTGCTAATGATGGTGTGTACTTTGAACAGAATGAAACAGATTTACGTTTTGTAATTCGTACATCAACAAGCGGCAGTGCAAGTGACGCACGGTATGTGACACAAGCTAACTGGAATGTAGATAAACTGGATGGTACTGGTCCTAGTGGATACACATTAGATGAAACAAAAACACAGATTCTTTTAATTGACTATGAGTGGCTTGGTGTAGGTACAGTTCGTGTAGGTTTTGTAATTGATGGGCAGAATATAATCTGCCACAAATTTCACAACGCTAATAGCCTGACTTCAGTATATATGAAAACAGCTATCTTGCCGATACGTTACGAAATTACCGCAACAGATACTATCGGTTCTGCCGCTACAATGAAACAAATTTGTAGTACAGTCATCAGCGAAGGCGGCTATCAACAAGATGTAAACGAATTGGCTGCACAACGAACTACTACGCTTTCAAGTATCGGTCTAACAACTTTACCTTTAGTATCCGTCCGTTTGAATAGTGCTTCTCTTGATGCTGTTGTACTTCCACAAATTATTAAAGTTTTGCCTACTACTGGACAAGATTATATTATAACACTTGTTCGTAATGCCACATTAACAAGCCCATCTTGGGATACCAGCACATTTACCAATGTGGATTATGATGTAAGTGCTACCGCAATGACAGGTGGTGAAGTTGTACAACTAGACTATATTACGAATACTGTACAGGCTGGTAGTGGCGTTGACGCACCAACAGGTTACAAGTTTAGTTTACAGCTTGGCAGAACAATAGGCGGCACAAGCGATATTATGACGGTGGGTATTCGTACTGCCGTAACAGGTACACCTACAGGTTCAGCTATTGGCGCACTTATCTTTTATGATTTGACCAACGGGGTGTAAGGATGGCTGAAAGGAAAAAACGCACTCTTGCTCTGGAACTCACCACAAGCAATCAAGATATCTATACCGTACCGACACGTTTCACCACCGACGTAAACAGCATTTATATCAACAATGCCTCTAGTTCGTCGGTTACCTTTAGTTTAGATTGGTACGAAGCATCGACGACAACCTACCATACTCTTGCTGAAGTAGTCGAACTGCCAGCAAATTCTTTACTACAGATTACAGATTATCCACTATATTTAATTGGCGGTGACAAACTGCGTGGCCTTGCAAGTGCTAACAGTGCCGTTAACATATCAGTATCCCTCGAGGAGTTTTTTGAAACTTCTTTGTAACTGCCCATAAGGAGAATACCAAATGGCAATCACAACTGCAATGTGCACGTCGTTCAAGTCTGAACTTTTGGGCGGTACGCACGACCTAGACACAGATTCACTTAAAATTGCACTCATCAAGGCTTCCCCTAGCGGAACCTACGGTGCAGCAACAACCAACTATTCAGATGTAACAGGCAACTCTGACGAAGCAAGTGGAACTAACTACACTGCTGGCGGTCAAGTTCTTGACGGTGCAACTATCTCAACAGATGGTACTACTGCAATCGTTGACTTTACAGATGAAGTGTTTAGCAACGTAACGCTGTCTGCTGACGGTTGTATCATCTATAACACAGCCGCAAGTAATGCAGCAATTGCTGTAATTGACTTCGGTGGCACAGTTAGTGCTTCAGCAGGTGACTTGACTATCGAATTTCCTGCAGCCGACGCAAGTAACGCTGTTATTCGGATAGCCTAAACATGGCTACGTTTGATACTACAGATGCTCTATATGGCACCGGACAATACGGTGCTGCATCTTACGGTATCACGTCGCCTACACAAGTGCTAGGTGGAGTCGAAGGCACAGGTCAAATCCAGACTGTAGTTATAGGTGGCTTTGAAATTGATTTGTCTGAACGCCTCGTTGGCGTATCTGCTACAGCCGAATTAGGTACTGTAGTAGGTAGAGGACCTGATTCAATAAAAATTATAGATGGTGTACAAGGAAATCTTAATCCTCTCAAACCTTTTACAGCAAGTGGAGATGCACAACTTTCTACAGCAGAGAAGAAGTTTGGTACTGCTAGTTTACTACTAGATGGAACAGGCGATTTTGTAACAACAGATTACACTTCAAGTCTGTTAGCAAGTTCAGAGTGGGCTGTAGATTTTTGGGTTTACTCTTCGACACTGACAAGTCAAACTGCTCATTTGTGGGATGGACAAAACTCTAATTCTGGTTTTGCTTTACGCATTAGTAGTGGCACTTTACAAGTAATAAAAGATGGTTCTATAATTAGGTCAGTTACTGGACAATTAAGTAACAGTACTTGGCATCATATTCGACTACAAAGAAGATATGCCTTTACAGAAATCTTTGTAGATGGATTCCAAAGAGGTCAGCAAGCAGGTGCAGGATACAATGCTCATACCTATGTAATTGGGGCTAAAGAAAATGGCTCCGAAGAATTTACAGGATACATAGATGAGTTTAGAGCATCTACACCAACAGGACTTTCTGCCGCAAGTTTCACACCTGAAACTTCCGCATACTCTCTGGATGGAAGTACAGAAGCACTACTTCATTTTGATGGAACAAACGGTTCCACGACAATCACAAATGAAGCATCTAATGTAATTAACCTGACATTGACTGCAACATCTAACTTTACCTTGACTGGCGTATCTGCAACAGGCTTGGTAAATATAGTTAGTGAAAACCCCGATGAAGTTTTAGGTAGTGTAAGCGCAACAGGCGCAGTAGGCAGTGTAAGGGTTTTTGTAGTTGAAAAAATTACCGGCGTATCAGCTACAGGTACCATAGGAACGCCAACTACAACGGGTGTTATTACTGTTTTCGACCCAGACAATTTCAGCAGAGCACGAACAATACGCCTTGTAGAGATACAGTCATCAAGAAGGGCAGCATAAAATGGCTTTGAAATGGCAAGATAAAGATCCTGATGATCAGATAGATTATTCCGTAGATTGGACGTCGCAACTAGGAACAAACACTATTTCTAGTATTGCATGGAAGATATATACAAACGGTGCCTTTACTACGTGGACACAGGGTCAAATTGTTGATGGTTTGCAATATGTAAGTTCTACAAACACAAACAACGTGGCTACTTTGTATCTGGGTTTAGGTACGGCTTTCACGACCTACAATATCATCTGCCGGATGACAGCCAGTGACGCAACCATTATCGAACAGGAAGTTCGTCTTCGTGTAGTGGAGAAAAACTAAATGGCATACGATTTTTTAGGATTGACTAATGATATATGCCGCCGGTTGAACGAAACAGAGCTTGTTTCTGGTAACTTTAGTACGGCTACGGGAGTATACTCCCAAATAAAAGATTCTGTAAACGCGGCTGTTCGTGATATTAACCAGTCACATTTTGCATGGCCGTTCAATCATAACTACGACACTATTACTTTAACTGCTGGTCAAATGCGGTATCCCCTACCGGGCAACGCAAAGTACGTCGATTTTGATACAGTTCGTCTTGAACGTACAACTACGCCTCTCATAGAAAACGCTCGTCGTTTGACGCAGCTATCCTATGATGAGTACGTAAGTCGGTTTATTGACGATGAATACAAGACGGCAACTCAAGGATCAGCACCAGATTACGTTGTTCGTGCACAAGATAGCGACATAATTTTTGCACCTATTCCAGACGCAGCATACTCTGTAAAGTACGAATACTACATGTATCCCGCTGATCTTGTAAACGATACCGACGTTCCTACTATTCCTTATCGGTATCGCCACGTAATTGTAGACGGCGGCATGTACTACGCCTACATGTTCCGTGATAATATTGAATCTGCGCGAGTATCCTTTCAAAAGTTTGAAGAAGGAATGAAGCGTATGCGTATCCAAAGTGTAAACGAAAACATCTACGCAAGGGCGGTTTAGATGCCGGATCGCTGGACTACCAACGCCTTTGAACTCAAGGGCGGCTTGATTACAAATCTGTCTCCCTTGCAACACGGTTTGGGTGCACCGGGTTCTGCTCGTATTCTTCGCAACTTTGAGCCGTCACAATCTGGGGGCTATCGTCGTATCGAAGGATACACTAAGCACGACAGCAACACAGTAGGCAATACCGGACCAATTCGTGGGATTGTGTATTATGGCGGCAACGTGTACGCTGCACAAAACAACGGTTTGTATCGTTCCTCCGGTAGTGGTTGGACAGAAATAACAAATAATGCTACTTTTAGTAGTGCTGGCATCAACTTAAATGCAGGCTCTGGAAAGGTTCGTTTCTTAAAGTACAACTTTAACGGTACTGAAAAGATAATGGTAGTAGACGGTACAAATAAGCCGTTTACATTCGATAATACAACTTTCAAAGAACTGACAGCCTTATCTTCGGATGTACAAGGTGCAGACTTTGTAACTAATTTTAAGAACCATATTTTTATTGGGAACGGCGAAAATCTCATTTTTTCTGCACCATACGAAGATGAAGACTTTACAAGTGCATCCGGTGGTGGTATAATAAACATAGGTGACGAAATAACAGGTTTGATTGTGTTTCGTGATCAACTAATTATTTTTAGCGAAACGTCTATAAGTAGACTTGCTGGTAATAGCGTAGCAGACTTTGCCCTGCAACCCGTTTCTCGTGACTTAGGATGTGTAGAAGCAGATACCATTCAGGAAATAGGTGGCGACATTATCTTCTTAGGGCCAGACGGTCTTCGTTTGTTTTCTGCAACAGACCGCGTAGGCGACTTTAGTTTAGGCGTAATCTCAAAACCAATACAGACTGAAACCTTAGATTTAGTTCGTACCAGTTCAACTTTTTCAAGCTGTGTAATTAGAGAAAAAAGCCAGTATAGAATTTTTGGATACAATAGTTCATACCAAGCATCTGCATCGAAGGGTATAGCTGGAACACAACTTCAAGACAGTATTGCATGGAACGATTTACGTGGTTTCAAAGTGTACTCTGTGTACAGTGAATACGATGGCAGCACAGAATATTTGTACTTCGGCGGAGATGATGACTATGTATATCGTATGGAGCAAGGCAACACTTTCGACGGCACAAACATAACAGCAACTTTTGCAACACCGTTTGTTCCGCTACAAGACCCTAACCTTCGTAAAACACTTTACAAAGCAACCACCTATATTGATGCAGACGGCGTATTTGATATTCAGCTATCTATAAAATACGATTTTGACCAATCAGGTTCTGTGCAACCTCTGCCAATTAGCCTGAATAACTCGACATCTGGTTCGATTACGTATGGTACAGGTGTATTTGGTACGTCAACTTTTGGTCAAAAGCAACGTGCAATATATCAGGTTCCGGTAACGGGGTCTGGTTTCACTGTTTCACTTCTGTATGAAACACTAGGACAAACCACCGATTCGACATTTACCATAGACGCTGCGACTGTCCAGTACGCACTATATGGAAGGAGATAACAAATGGGTACAGGATATACCAGAAACGATACCGCCAACAATATCGCGGACGGTAACGTAATTAACGCAGCGGATTTGGACGGCGAATTTGATGCTATCCAATCGGCTTTTAACGCATCTACAGGCCACTCCCACGATGGAACAACAGGAGAAGGACCACAGATTACATCTGCTGGTATCGCTGCAGGGGCTATTGTAGCTGCTGCAATCGCTAACGATTCCGTTGCACTAGGTACGAAGACTACCGGTAACTATGTTGCTGCAGGTGCCGTATCGGGCGTCGGTTTGTCTGGTTCGGCGGCATCAGAAGGCGCAACATTTACCGTAACATCTAACGCGACAGATGCAAACACTGCAAGTACAATTGTGGCGCGGGATGCAAGTGGTAACTTCAGCGCGGGAACAATTACTGCTAATCTTACCGGTAACGTAACAGGTAATGTATCGGGTAATGCTACCACAGCGACCACAGCTACGACAGCCAACGCAGTTGCTGCTGATTCAGTTGCACTAGGAACCGACACCACAGGTAACTACGTAGCAACTATTACGGCTGGTACAGGTATCTCTGGGTCATCCTCATCAGAAGGTGGCACCCCTACTATTGCCCTGTCGCACTTAGGTATTGAATCTCTGACTGATCCAAATGCTGACCGCGTACTAATGTGGGATGATTCGGCAGGCGCAGCAGCGTGGCTTACCATCGGTAGCAACTTGACCCTGACTGGCACAACTTTGACAGCAGACACACAGGCTCCTGTAGCTGGCACAGGCATCGACGTATCGGGCACTACAGTCAGCATTGAGTCTGATCTGCGTGACGGTATCACACACATCGGTAGAGACACGAGCAACTACATTGATTGGACAATCGGTGCTTCTGGGTATACGTCATTTTTTGTTAACGGTGGCGAAATTGCTCGTATGGAAGTAGACGGTGACTTTCACGCTGACGGCAACGTAATCGCATACTCAACTACCATTTCTGACGAACGCCTAAAAACAGACATCACCAAAATTGATGGTGCTCTGGATAAAGTAAACAGCTTAAATGGTTACACCTTTACATACAAGGCTGACGGTAAAAAGTCTGCAGGTGTTATTGCACAAGAAGTAGAAAAGGTGCTTCCTAGTGCAGTTCAGGAAACAGAGCTTCCCCTCAAAGTAGATGATGGTCAGGCGTATAAGACAGTGCAATACGACCAACTCGTCGGTTTGTTGATTGAGGCTGTCAAAGACTTATCCTCTCGTGTCAAGGAATTGGAGAGCAAATAATGACAATCGCAGCCAGTGGACAAGTCTCGTTTAGTGATCTAAGGGCTGAATTTGTTGGCGGTTCTGGTCAAATCAGCATGAGTGATTTATATCGTGGTGGATCAAATATTCTAACAAAAGCCGGTGATAATACGGCGACAAATCTAGCTGCTAGTGTGCCGACTTCTGGCGAAATAGTGGTTGCGGATTTTTATGGTACAGCAAAGGGTTTTAAGAAAACCTTTTCTGCAGATGCCACCAACCAGTCGGTTGCAGGTATCTTTGGTGATGATGAAGACGTAAACTACCCTAAATTTATTGAAGTTAATTCTGGCGTCACCATTGGTGGAACTGGTGGCACTGCAGCCCTAACTATCGGGGCTAGTTTGGCTGGTTCTCTAACAATAGACAACAGTGGTACTATTGTTGGTACTGGCGGTTCTGCTGCTGGTGCAGGAGGTAACGCTATTGCCTGTTCCGCGTCTGGTGTAACTCTTAATAATGCTGCATCTGGTATCGTTGCTGGCGGCGGCGGTGGAGGCGGAGCCGGTGGAACTGGCGGTACTGGTGGTACTGGTGGGCAGGGAAGCTACACAGACGGTTGGTCTGGCGGTAGAGGCTGGAATGGCAGCACATATTTGCACAGCGGTTCGAGATTTTGCTGGGCTAACTATAACGATAGCAGTGACAAATATGCCGCTTACATATGGGTCTACGGAAGTTATGAAGTCCAAACCAGCCACATTTTCTCAGCACCAAACAGCATATCGTTTTCATCTGGTGGTGCAACCTATACTTGCTATAGCTGCGTAGGTTGGGGCGACCACGCAGCATGTCAAGCAAGCAAGTCTGAAACCGTAATCACAAGCGGCGGTTCTGGTGGTAGCGGCGGTAGCGGCGGTAGCGGTGGTGTAGGGCAAGGCTACAATCAAGCCAACACATCTGGCTCTGCTGGCTCCAGCGGTTCAGCAGGGGCTTCTGGCGGAACAAGCGCGGGTACCGGTGGAACTGGCGGTACTGGTGGTACAGGCGGCGCAGGAGGCACCTATGGTACTGCCGGATCGACTGGTGCTACAGGTAGTACCGGTTCGACTGGTGCCAATGGTAACTATAGCAACGGCTCTGCTGGTTCTGCTGGTTCTGCTGGTTCATCAGGTGGCGCAGCCGGTGCTGCTGTAGCAGGCACATCAATTACAATTAACAATAGCGGTAACGTCTATGGGGCAACAGCATGACCCCAAGCGAACGCTATCAAGTTTGTGAGGCATGTGAGTGGTTCCGTTCATCAATTAAGCAATGCAAAAAGTGTGGCTGCTTCATGCCACTTAAAACAAAATTGGCTTCGGCCACATGCCCATTAAGGAGATGGCAATGACACAGTACAACGTAGAAAAATTAGAGAATGGTATAGCTACTGTACGGTATGCCGATGGATCTTGGGCTGAACTACGGTTATCAGCCGACATGACACAAGAGGATGTGGACGATCTGGCATTTCAGTTTGCGCCAAAAGAAGGTGTTGCACCAAGCTTCCTTTCAGTTGGTTTAACTTCCACAGCTTCTGCTAAACCTGATCCAGTTGCAGTTGACGATACCCCAGATTGGCTTGCTGCAAGAATCCAAGCATACGGTGCACCAGTGAGTCAACTAGAGTACATTACCGAAAACGGTCTTGAAGCATGGCAGGCTCATGTCGATGAGATCAAAGCAGCTAATCCAAAAGTATAATTACCGATGGAAATGCAAAACCTTATAGATATGCTCTTGGGTATTGTTGTTGCTGGCGGCGCATGGTGGGGAAACGCTATGACCAAAGAGCAGAAGCGAATTGAAATTTTGCTAAACAAAACCCGCGAAGATTACGCAACTCGTAACGACGTTCGTGACGACATGCGCCGTGTCATGGAAGCTTTGCATCGGGTCGAAGATAAGCTAGATAAAGCTTTGGATAAAAGGTAGGGGATAAAATATGGCTACACTAACAGGTAAAACCGGGGACGCCCTATCTAAAGAACTGGTACAAGCGCAAACCGAACAGGCAGAGCAAACTGCTCTCGATCCGAAACAGACCGTTACTGCCCAGCAAATCACAGAACAAACCAACGAAATCTTGACAAACAACAACGTCCTGATGTCGTCGGTTTCTGCGCCGGTACCGTCTGGTCTTAGTTCTGCAATGTACGACCAGACTGCCCCTGCAGCACAGGCAGCAAATACGTATCAAGCAGCGGCAACTACCCCGCCCCAAAATATGCAAGCTGCACAAGGTAGTGTGAACCCACAAGCACTGGTAAACGCTGCACAAGGCACCCTTTCACCTACATCTCTTGCAACAGCCCAGACTGCCACGATGGACCCGCAAGCAACTACCCAATATCAGATGGGTCAGTTGATGAGTTCGATTGTTGCTGGTCAGCCTCTTCCTGCTTGGGCCGCACCACAAGTCCGTAAGGTCAGCGCAATTATGCAGCAGCGTGGCTTGGGTGCCAGTTCGATGGCTGCAGCCGCAATGGTACAGGCCGTAACCGAATCCGGTATCGAAATTGCAAAGCAAGACGCTGACAAATATGCAACCCTGCAACTTGCAAACCTCAACAACAAGCAACAAGCTGAACTGCAAAATGCTGTCGCTCTTGCCAACATGGACATGGCAAACCTAAACAACCGACAGGCTGCTGCCGTACAGAACGCCAAGACGTTTCTTTCTATTGACGTACAAAACCTAACCCAAGAACAACAGGCCGCATCGATCAACTACCAGTCTGCCGTGCAGATGAAGTTGTCTGATCAAGCGGCCGAAAATGCTTCTAGGCAATTTAACGCGAAGTCAAGCAACGAAGTAGACATGTTCTTTGCTGAACTAGGCTCCCAGATTGAATCTGCCAACAAGAACCGTGCGGCATCTATCGATCAGTTCAACGTGAACCAGACAAGCGCAATGGAACAGTTCAACGCATCGATGGAAGCTTCCCGCCAACAGTTCAACGCAAACATGCAATCGACTATCGATCAGAGCAACGCAGCGTGGCGTCGGCAAATCAACACTGCCAATACTGCCGCACAGAACGTAGCAAACCAACAGAACGTACAGACCCTGCTTTCCCTCAATCAAAACTCTTTGAATAACCTGTGGCAGTTGTACCGTGACCAAGCTTCTTGGGCGATGCAAATCTCTGAAAATGATAAAGCACGGGCACACAACGCTGCTATGCAAGCTGCACAGATCGATGCAAACAAGTCACTTTATAATTCACAGTACAACAACTTCTTGATCAAATCGACAATCGATTCGATATTCTTATAGGATATAAGCTATGAGTTTTTTATCACAGGCTCTGACATCAGTTGGAACAGCACTACTTGGAAAAACTATAAGTTCTGGCGCAAGCTACCTTTTTGGTAAGCTTCCACAGGGTGCACAAAGCTTCTTATCGGATGTGGGAGATTTCATAGGGATTGGTAGTAAAGACATAGGGGCTATGGGGGAAGATGCTGCTAAAGCGTATCTAAAAAGAAAAGAAGAACTGTCGAGCAGAAAGGGACCAGACCCACGAATGTTGAGTGTGGGCAGCAGCATGGCTGCAGGAAAGATAACGGGTGCCGGAGCCGGAGCACAGATGCTTCCGCTGGGCGGGACAAACCGCGTATCTCGTGCCCTTCAAGATGCCCGTGTTGCAGAAAAGATTATGCGTATGTCTGGTCAGGCACCGATACCTTCACCAAACCTTCGTATTGGACAAACCATTGGTTTGAGTAGTGCCACACCACCATCAACTCGCCTATCTAAAAAGTTTTCATAAGTAGGGGTTCCCAAGCATGGAAGAAGATGAATTTGATAAGATCACAGCCCTTGCTGCACCACCGGGACATTCCCTTACGGATGAACCCGGTAAGTGGGCATGGGAAAGACCGCCACAATACAGCAATCCAGACGAAGCCCTAGACTTTGTTTTGGATAAATTAGAACAACCCGCACGTCGTAAAGACATCATGCGGATGTTGGTTGCTGGTATCTCTATACAAGAGTTGGTTGCTCAAATTGCATTCAAAGGATTTATGTCTGGGTACTACACCCCGGATGTTGCGGAACTTATCAAACCTAGTATCGCTATCTACCTGTACCGCGAAGCTTTGGAAGAGGGTTTTGAGCCACGCATGATGGTTGACCAAAACGAAGAAGATGGCATTCAAGAAGGCGAAGTAGACGACGTATCATTCTTCCGTATTATGAAAGAACGGAATCCAGAATTGTTTAAGGCAATGAACGAGCAGTTGAACTATGAAGAGCGTATGGAAGTAGAAGAACTAGGTCGGAAAACCGCCCCACAAAGACCGCAAGAACCACAGCGCACACCTGAATCGTTCCTTGCTATGGGAGAAATGTAAAGATGGCTGATGCACTACTTTTTGCTGCGTATGCGGCTGCAAAATTTCTTGAAAAAGGTAGACGTGACGAAGCAGCCCGTAAGCTTGCTGAAAAAGAGCGTCTAGAAAAAGAAGCCGAAGCGATGGCAAAGCAGCGGGTGCAGGAGTTTGGTCGGCTTTTTCCTGATGGTCCGATTACACTACTAAATCCACTCGACAAAAGATACAAGGATGCAACGATCACACACCGTCGGTTTGGCACGGGCGAGATCAAGGAAGTTCCTAAAGAAGCAAAGACAGTTCCCTTGTATCGTGCAAAAAGCGGACAAATTGGAACACAAGATTTCTTTAGCAAAAATATCGTTTCTCAATTCGGCAAGATGGGAACCTTAGAAGATTTTGGGCTAACGGCTGTTGGTTCTCGTGATATCACAGGGAACACCTACAAAGACAACTTCTATCCAGAGTTTCTGTCCCCCAAAGCTGAAAAGCAAAAAGACGTAGTTGTTGCTGAAGGAACCATCGTAAAGGACGGTAAGCCACAAACTGTCTACGCCACTACCATTGCTGAACTAGAGACCAAATATCCAAACGCAACTCGTTTGGGTCAGAAGAAGGTATCACCAGACTTTGCAGCAGGGTTAGGATTCAAAACAGAAGCCCTATCTACTGAACTGAAATCCTTTGTTACACAGCCGAAAACGGAAAAGGAACCAAGAACACCGCCATTCGTCGGTTTTAAGGACGGTAACGAAATATATGGTACTCGTGGTGAACTAGAAGCACAAGGCGCAACGAATATTGGTCAGGCTACATTTGATTGGAAAGATAGTAAGCCTATACGAACTGGTCCAATTAAATTCCTTGAGAAAGAAACCGCCAAGAAAGTATCGAACAACTTTGTTGACGTCTATGCCTTAGACGAAAACGGTAAGCGCACAGGACCAGTTAAGCCGATTCCTCTCTACGAGTATCAGCAAAATCCAGAAAAGTACGAAGCTACCTCCGATAATGCCTATCAGTTAGACCCTGAAACAAAGGAACGCAAATATAATATCCCCCTGCAACGAACCAGCGCAAGTGGCACTAAGGGGAAAATGGAACGGGCGAACTCTCCGTTTGATATCGACTACAAAGATGTAAACGGTGATGAGCAGGTTTACTTTGTAACGAAGGAATTTAAGACCGCGTCTCAGCAATTGGGAAGCTTCCGTAACTGGATCGAAAAGCTACCCAAGAAAGAAGGCGGCGTTCCTGACTGGAACAAAGCAAACATTCAAACACAACTTCCCCGTATCCTTAACTACGCCGCAAGCCTGATCGAACAGAACACTGCCGTAAAAGACCCTGATACAGGAGAAATGGTTCCGTCGAAGCAGGTTCTTGCTGACAATGTTCAGTTCCTTCGGTCTAACTATCCTATTCTGACGACCATCCCCGGTTTGGAACAAGAGATAGAAATCCGTGCTGGTCTAAGAGCACGAGAAGCACAAGCAGCCCTTGCAGCAGACAACCGCGTGTCTATCGATGGTAGCCCTCAAGATGTAATTGTTGCTTCTACCGCTACTAACATTCCTGCACAAGTTGTCGATCCGACAGCTTCCCCTGATGCACCAGCACTGCCAGCAAGAATAAACATGGCTATCCCATTCGATCCCAAGTATCGTGAGACAGTCGATTTTGCTATTGCTGCCCTCGCTCCTAGCGGAACAGAAACCGACATAAACAATGCAAAGAACATCTTCAAGTCTCTTGTAACCTTCGAGTACGAGATTGGACCAAACGGTCAGCGGCGTATCAAGAAGGGGCCAAACGGTCAAGTCGTAGTATCTCGCTTGCAGCCGAAGCTAGATTTCTTGGACTATCTGCGTAAGACCAAAGACACGGACGATGCTCCGTTCTTTACAACCTTTCAGAACATGCTAAAGATAGGCGCAGAACGCAAAGTTGGTAATCCGAACGTAGAAACGGATGTTAGGGTTGCATTTAACAACGCCTTTGACGGCAACTTTGAAGACGGCATGGCTATCATCTCTGCTTTCTCGCCTTCTGTTGCCGGTACTGCACGGGACCGCTTGCTGTGGGCTGCACAAAACAACAAAGATAGTCGGTTGTTTTCTAAGGAACGTGCAAGCCGTGTACAGCAAGCAGATTCTGCAGCAAACGCCATCAATCAGATTGACAGGATGATTCAAACCTACTATACTAGAGATGGTAAGTTCATCGACATCAATACCTCTTTGGGTCAGTTCTACGTTGCTGCAGACGGTGCAGTCCACCTGTTCCAACAAGGCATGGAGAATGTTCTTCCGGGTTTGATTCCTGTAACCCAAGACCAAGCAGTAAACGCTGCACGGAACACCATCTTCGGTACGGACAGGAACGGCAGAACAAACTTCTTTTCTATCACACAAAACCAACCGACTAACATCCTAGAGATTGCCAAGCAACGTGGTTACGATACGGTAGATGCGTTTCTTGCGGCAGAACGTACTGCTCGACAGGAAAACGTAGCTGCTTTTGATGAAGCAGTCAAAGGCTTGGGTTCTAACAACGAAACAGTCAAAAACCTTGCCCTTCGTAACTACTATCGCTTCATGGTTGCCTACTCTATGGCAGCAGCGATTCAAGGCGGAACTGGTGGTCGGACAATTTCTGACCAAGACGTTCAGAATATCCTTCGTGCCTTGAAAATGGACAGCGTGTTTGGTCAAGCCTCGACGGAAGTTGAAATCTTACAAGCTGCAAAAGAGATGCTTGTTGATATTGAAAAGCACTCCCGCGCAGTTGGTCAAGGTGGTGCGAGAGCGTATGCTGCTTTGAAACTGCAAGAACTTTCTTTGGGCAATCGCGGCACGAAGATAACTATCGAAGATGTGACCGATACTTTGGAACAACCCGGTTCGTCGGTTTCAGGAGAAGGTGGAGTTATCCCTATCCCAGAGATGTCTGACGCCGACAAGCTAAAGAAGATCAACGAGTCACAAGGTAAGTTTGCTGATACCTACGACAGCTTAGAAGCTGCAACTACCGCTTTGGGTGCTGCAAAAATCGCACGAATCCTCTCTAAATAAGGAAAGTTTATGGCTGATCCAATTGGAACTCCTGTAGAGGAGCAAATGGCACGGCTGTCACAGGGACAGCAATCTTTGCTAAAAGGTATGGGCGTGGGACAACCGGGTTCGATGGGTTCCCTAGCCCCGCAACCTCGCCCTGAACCTGTTGACAGGTTTCCTTCGTTGGAAAAGACTGTCGTTGCAGGTATGATGCAGCCAAAATTTGATGTTACCGCCGAACCCTTCGTTATGGGTACGGAAATAAAAACAGAGGTAACACCACGCATTGCTGACCCCCGTAAAATCAGCCCAGAGATTACCTTGCAGCAGGTTATGAACTTCGACAACCCGAAGATTCAAGAAAACTTTGGTAAGGCTATGGGCGTCCGCAACGCACAAGGCGAAGAGTTGATGTTTCCTGAAACTATGGACTATGCAACTCGCTTGGACGTAGCCAACAAATTTGGCACAACAAAAATTATCGACGATGAGGGCGGCTTGTACGATGTCCCGTGGGACAATCTCATCTATGACATGACACGGCTACCTGATCCTGATCAGAAGATAACGTGGGACGAACAGACCGGCGAAGTGACCTACGAGGGTGGCAGAGCAATACCCGAAACAGAACTTCGGCAAGTTCTTGCAAAAAACATGACACCGCAAGATATCGAAGCTTATCGTGATTCGCTATCAGTAGTATCCCTAAATGCAGTTGATCCTGAAATCGGTAAACCTCTGTTTGCTGACTTATTGAACAAGCGTCTGATCAAAGCTGGTGTCGAGGATGCTCGTAGCCGTGCCGACATTATCAACTATGCTATATCAGCCCCCGCAATGGGCGACTTGGAAAAGATCGCAAGTGGCATAGGTGAAAACGCTCTCAAGTTCCCTGTGCAGATGCTTTTGTGGGGCGTAGGTGAAATTGCCGACGCTGCCGACTTGACCTATAATAATATCAACGATGATCCTGCATACTTTGATATTCGGGAATCTTCACGTCGTCAAGCTATCATGGATACCTTGTGGCAACCCCTTTCCCATCAGATGATTGCAAGTATGCGTCAGCGCGGCACAATAGTTCCGCTTGCTGTTGCAGAAGAATATATTGCAACGATGACCGGCTTGGCACCTCGTTTGGTAAAAGTTGCAGGTGAAATTGCTCTTCCTAGCAAGGGTGCCGGTGCCCTAACTGCACTACGCTCTAAAGGTGAGGTGGCACGGTTCAAACAGTTCTACGCAGAAGAGATTGCGAAAGGCTCTACCCGCAGCTACGATGAAATCCTAGATTCGTACAAGCAGATTCGTTCAGGTATTCTTGACGGTTCAGAACCTAGCTTCTTGCAAAAGATGCGGCAGATGACTGTTGGTAGCCGTATCACAAAAGGCTTGCAAGTCGAAGATGCTGCAATGTCTGTTGGCAATCGTGCAGAAGTTGTACAAGCAGCTAAGTATCACACTAACTTAGTAAAGCGGCGTGACGCATACTACGCTGGAATAAAGAAGCGTGGCGGTACACCAGATGCTGCAGATACGGCAAAGCTAAATCAATTCAACCAAGAAATAAATCAGGCTCTATTCGACCTTGCAAAGATTGAACGTCGCAGTGGAACGCCTAAATTTATGCGCGACATTTCTACCGCCGATAAGTACATGATTGTTGGTGCCGGAACTACGGGCCACTTCTTCCAGCAGCGTGACGAAACATACGGCGTTACAGGCGACCCGATGATGGGTGAACTCGTCGGTTTAGGTGCAGGGCTATTCTTAAACATGACACAAGGCAACGTCCCTGCCGCATACCGTGCGCTTATGAAAAGCAGCCTTGCAGGTCGGTTTATGGGTAAGAAAGCCCAGCTAAAGTTCCTGACCGAAAACATCACAAACTTCTCACCAGAGATGCAAGCAGGTATCATCCAACGAGCAGAATACTTGGATGAAATCTACGATGTGTTAATCGCAGAAGGTTTGAACCCTCGTTTGTTAGATACAGGTTTTGCTAACCTAACTGGCTTGGCAACGCTCAAGTCTCTGCAGGATATCACCAGCAGCCAGCTG